AACTCAGTTTTTTGTTGTTGAAGAATAGACTCTATAGGTTCTATATCGTACATTTCTTCAACTCTGGTAATCCACTTGTAAACTGTTTTATCACTTACGCAATAATCAGCAGCAAGTTTAGAAGCTATCTTTGTCTTTTTTATATTGGAACGTAGCATCTCAGCGATGGCTTCAAATGCTTCATCTCTGGACTCTGTTATATTCATTGAGCCATCTCCCAAAAAAGACGTTTAGCTCTTCTGGCTGCGATGATTTCAACCTCCCTGTTAGATAGGGAGGGAAATCTTTTTTGAACGGCATCAATCTGTTCATCAAATAGAGATTCTAAAATCTCAGTGTTTACTGAATGTGACATATATATACCTCCTACCAAGATGATTGATAATAAAAGTTATCAAAGCATTTTCCTGCTTCTGCGTTCTCTTCGTATTCAAAAACTTTTTCAAGAATTGTTTTGGTACGTTTTAAATCTTGAAAGTACCAATCGTCATATTCTTTTGAACCAAAGCAACAACCTTCAATGTCAGTGGGCAATAGCTCTTCTGCTTTAAGTTCTCTTGCAACTGGTGTTTTAACTGCAAGAATTGTATTAATAGTTTCAAGTAATTCTTCTAAATTTTCTCTTGAAACATAATGACGCTGGCAGTTGTCATTCCCTTCTTGGCAGGTATCAACAAAAAACTTATGTATAGCATTTGCTTTTCTCCAAGTAATAATAGGAAATACATAAGTCATATGATTGTACATATGATCTATTGGAGCGTTTTCAAAGCCAATAGCAGTAAGAGCATCTTCCAATTCTGGTGATCGCTTTACTGTAACTTCTTTACCTTCCCTCATATCAGCATATTGCTGATCGGTAGGTTGTATATATGCTCTCGTACTAAAAGAGCCTTCTAGGTACATATCTAGACCCATTAGTTGTTACCTCCTATTTTTTGTAAAAATTTAATAACTTCAGCGAGGTTATCTCCGAGCATTTTGATACCTTCACCCAAGTCTTTGTTTAACGCAGATTGCTCTTTGTTTAGTTCTTGTTGGCTCGTAGCGTAGTTAACATTAGCTTCTGCTAATTGCTTAACAACATCCTCTAATAATGATAATTTCTTATCAAAAGCAGTTAAGGCTTGTAAAACCTTTTGAAAATCTCTATCCATTAAAAAGAATCCTCCATTTGTAGTTTGACTTGACCAACTGTATTTCCGTTAATATCTCTGAGTCTTGTTTCAAGTTCCCATGAGGTATCTGGATCGACTACAGTTTCGATAGCATTTGCATAATTTTTTAAAATGCGAGCAATCTCCGATCCCAAATTGGAATCAGAGAAAGCTGCATTATCTGTATTTATTGTGATGTTTAAATTAGTCATATTAAACACCTAACTTAGATAGTTTTATTGGGTCGAAATGAATGTCTCTTTCAATTCCGAGTCCTAAAAAGTTAGTAAAAGATTCTAACTGATCTAAGCTGAAATAACCTAGTTCTTTGAACTCTCCATCTACTAGACCAAAGAACTCTCTAGTATCTGGATCGTATTCTGTAGCGTACCAAGTCCATGAGCTACAAGGATCAAAAAACTTTGCATAAGCGATTGCATCATCTCCTTTTCCATCTTGGGAGTATAAAGGAGGTAACTTCTTTTGAAGTTCTTTAGTTAAAAGTTTCATAAGTAGGATAAGTGACTTACATTTTTAATAATAATATATATATAATGTCATTGTCAATCTGTTATGATATATTAATAATACACTTACTATTCCATAATGAGTCTCATTAAGTCTTACATACTTTCAATCGAACAAATGGGCTTTGACCCATACAAACTCAATAAATTGTCCTCTGAAGAGTGGGAAAATTTAATTACTAAAGCCTTAAAATCTGGAGATAAAAAATTATATGAAACTTTGATTCTCACAAGATGTAAATTAAAGTTAGAAAAAGATAGGGCTATTTAAAGCCCTTCTTTTTGGTCTTGTAATATCGAAAGCATAACTCGAAACTGTGGAGCATCTCATTCTGAAACACGCATAATTGAGTTTCTAAGTTATGTTGCTCATCCAATATATCCTCATATCTTTGCAGAAAATGAGACTTTAATTCAGAAATTTGACATAATTTCCTTTGGATCGTTGCAAGCTCCTGAAAAAGGTCATCATCATTTGTGATGACCCGATCAGATAAATTTGACATTTTTGCCAAGTCTTTTTGAGCCTGTATCATTTCAGGATCAGTCGCTTTGTATTCTTTCATAGCTCCTCACTTACATCAGGTAAATCTTTAACAGTAAAGTATCCGCACTCCTCAGAAAGACTTGATACTGTGTCCTCCTTTGGGTCGTAATCTTCGTTTTGAAACTCTACAGCTTCATAACCTCGATCTTCTACAAAATCTATTAAAGATTTTTTATCCTTAGTGCTTGCGATATGTCCGCACGCTCCGTAAGGATCAGCAATTAATAAAACATTCAAAGCCATTAGAAAAGTTCTCCTTTTAATTTGTTATAAGTTTTCTCTGGGCAATTAGTCCAGAGGTCTTTAATAATGATCCATTCATAACGCAGTAATACATTAATCATTTTTGGATCGTCTATAAAAGTGTTAAATTGTCCGTACATGATTTTTAAGAATAAAAAAGGGGAGTTTAAACTCCCACAAATTGATTAATAAAAGATTGTTCGACCTTTTCCGCTTTTCTTCCGTTTAAGAATTGCGAAATATGCTTTGAGGTGGTTCTGGAATAATGTTCCATTGTTTGAAATAATCTTCCAGAAGAGTGTTGAACAATTACTGGCGTGTTGTAACTGAAGAACACTTGTGAGCCTGAAGCAAGAGTAATCAAACTTTTGCTAGCTCCTAATCTTTCGAGTTTCATTTTTGATAAGTTGATAAAGTTTGCAAGTATTGTGTCTGGAACGCTTCCAGAGTTTGATAAATACCAAACCCCGAATAAATAACAGAACCAAACAAGATAGAAAAACAAATAAATTTAATTTTGTTCATTTTGGGAAATCTCCAAAGAATCGAAATCATAAATAAAAGAATCAGAGAACAGTTTTAAGAACTGCTCCTGATCCTCAAAGAATAAAAGTTCTATTTCAGACATTAGAAAAATAATCTCCTAATGATTCTCTGAAATAAATTTCTTTTTCTTAGTTTTAAATATTGACCTTTGGGAAGCGTGTAAACCTCATTTTTTGGGTTACCAACTCGCAAAGATGAAAACATTGGAAGACTTGGTTCGGATAAAACTTGAACTTTGTGGATATACTGCGGTCTAATTCTTTCGAGTAGTTCGCAATATTCTAAAGCGTCTTGTTGATGTTTGCGAATGTTGTTTTCGCTTGCATCTTCCCAACCGTTGGAAGCTCCTCTGTAAGTCATTACTGCATAAGTCATAATTTAAAAATTAACCTTTGGATAAGTGAAATAAAGATAAAAGGATAGATACCTTTTATCTAGAAGCTGATGTAGGGCTTGCAAGTGCTGTTGAGGAGAGCAAGAAAGCTAGTCAATAGATTTAAGCTCCTGATGTCTCTCTGGATTGCTCTGAGTGCATCAGCTTGTAGATAAAAGAATTATCTGGTGTGAACTGTCTCAGGTGTTGGCTCATTTCCTACCCGACCTTACTTCGTATCGGTGTAAGAGCGATCATGTGTCGCAAGTGCTACCACGTTGGCGAGGTCTTCATCTCCTCTGCCTGAGATCTGGAAGAAAGCTGAGTTGCTCCCTTCACTCTTTATTATACCATACTGACATCAGAAGTACACCAAAATAACATTATTATTACATTACTATAACTTATCAATGGGGGGTGTAGTATCAGAAAAATTTATGTTATATCGAGTTACCCCCTACCTTAAACATATATTGCTAATCTTTGTTACTAATAAAGATGTACTACTTTGTTTCTACTTTTATTGACAGTTCAGGTGCTTGAATATTGACTGTCTCTACTGACTCTCCGATAACTTTGCCTAATGAATCTAATATTTGTGCTGCTGTTTGTAATTGACCTTTTGATACTGCTTTATTAAATAATCTCACTCTCATCGCTTGAAGCCTGGGAAGCATATTTTCTCTATCTTTATCCCAATCTTCGTTATTCCATTTCTTTACTCTATTCCAATCGTTCCAAGCAGAAGTCTCTCCAATACCTTCAATTTTTGCGTGTTCAAGAACAAGTTGCCTTGTTGTTTTCCCATCTAACTGACGAGAATACAATCTTTGAGCTCTTGCTTGAATATGCTCTTGTGTATTCGGAGCAAACTTAGCTCTTCTTTTTTGTTTTGCTTGTTGTTCTTTATGATCTTCTGGAATAAAACCAGACATAAATGATTCAGCCACGGACTCAATCAGAATAAGGTATTAATTGAATGATAACCTAGAAATATCAATTTAGGCTATAAAAAGGGGGTAATACTTGAAAAATTTGTTATTTTTTAGTGTATGGCCGTAAAAAACGCACCAGAAATAAATTTAAGATATGCTCAGGGACAGGTTTTCAACTGCGATAAACGATTTCGTGTCCTCGTAGCTGGCAGAAGATTCGGAAAATCTTATTTATCTTGTATTGAACTACTTCGTGGAGCGATTGATCGACCAGGTGAGACATATTTTTACTGTGCACCGACATATCGGATGGCAAAAGACATTGCATGGAAAGAATTAAAGAGATTAGTGCCTCGATTATGGATAAAAAGCAAAAACGAGACAGATTTAAGGATTGAATTAATTAATGGATCGACAATCGAGCTAAAAGGAACAGAAAATGCAATGGCATTAAGGGGAAGAAGTCTTTCGGGGGTGGTATTGGATGAAGCAGCATTTATGGATCAGGGGGTGTGGTCAGAAGTTATAAGACCAGCATTAGCAGATAAACAGGGGTGGGCGTTATTTATTAGTACACCTGATGGAACTGCAAGTTGGTTTTACGATATGTGGTGTTATTGCGGAGAAACTGAGCGAGATGATTGGCAAAGATGGAGTTTTACTACGATTGAAGGGGGTAATGTAAAAGAAGAAGAAGTCGAAGCAGCCAGAGGTCAATTAGATGCGAGGACATTTAGGCAAGAATTTGAAGCTAGTTTTGAAAATTTAACTGGTTTGGTTGCTGTTAGTTTTACTGATGACAATATTTCTAAGGAAGTTGAAGATTTACATATGATGCCTTTGTTGATTGGGTTAGATTTTAACGTAGATCCGATGGCAGGAGTTTGTGCGGTAAAGCATAATGATTGTCTTTATGTGTTTGATGAAATCATGTTGACGGGTGGGGCAACAACTTGGGATTTTGCAGAAGAGGTTGTAAGGCGATATGGAGTAGATCGAAGAGTAATTGCTTGTCCTGACCCTACTGGTAGTGCAAGAAAAACCAGTGGAGTTGGTGTTACTGACCATACAATCTTAAGAAGAAATGGTTTTACTGTTATGAGTCCTAAATCACCCTGGAAAATTAGAGATAAAATAACTGCTGTTAATACTGCATTGCTAGATGCGGAAGGAAATCAAAGAACATTTATCCATCCTCGATGTAAAGAATTGATAAAAGCACTTAGAACTTTGACTTACGCTCCAAATACAGGGATGCCTAATAAACATCTAGGAGTTGACCATGCGTTTGATGCTTTTGGCTATCTTTGTCTACAGCAATTTAACCTTGCCAAACCAGAGACATTAGGCCAAACTTCGTTTAGAATATACTAAGAGTTACTTTTTACCATGCCTGGACATTATGGTTCAATGAAACCAAAAGGAAAGAAGAAGAAAAAGAAAGGAACTAAGAAACGTGGCAAACATTCCTGTTAATAAAGCCTTATATTCAAGAGTAAAGTCAGAAGCTAAACGCAAATTTGCTGTTTATCCCTCTGCTTATGCTAACGCATGGCTTGTACGAGAGTACAAAAAGCGTGGTGGTACTTATCGCACAGGAACTAAGAAACGTGGCAAGAAGTAGTGGCGGTCTAACCCGTTGGTTTAAAGAAAATTGGGTTGATGTAAAGACAGGGAAGCCTTGTGGCCGTCAAAAAGGAGAAAAAAGACCATATCCAGCGTGTAGACCAAAGAAACGTGTCTCAAGTAAGACACCTAAGACTGTTGGGGAGATGTCAAAAAGTGAGAAAACTAAGTTTAAACGTGAAAAAACTAGCAGTAAGAAGATAGAATATCAACATAAGCGTAAAACTACCCGAAAACGCAGGAGGAAAACTTAAAATGGCTAAATCTGCTGCAATGAGTAGGTGTCAAGGCTACATTTCTACTGTTAAAAAGGGTAAAAAGAAGAAAACTACATCTAAAAAAGGTAAAAAGAAGTGATTACATATCGAGGCATTAAATTTTCTGGCTACAACAAGCCCAAAAGAACTCCTAATCACCCTAAGAAATCTCATGTTGTATTAGCGAAGGAAGGCGATAAAATAAAGTTAATACGCTATGGTCAACAGGGTGTATCTGGTGCAGGGAAAAACCCCCAAACCGAAAAAGATAAAGCAAGACGTAGGTCTTTTAAAGCTCGTCATGCTAAAAATATAGCAAAAGGCAAAATGTCAGCAGCTTTTTGGGCCAACAAAACTAAGTGGTAACTCATGACCTACGCACTACCAGGAAGAATACAAACAGCAATTACCGCTAGTTCCTATCTAGGTGGTAGTGATAGTCCGTTTACTCGTACCAGAGCAGTAGTGGACATGATGAAAGGTTGGGAAATAATGAAAGCTGTTACTGAAGGAACTGAATATTTAAGAGAAAATTCTGAAGCATTTTTACCCTTAGAACCAAGAGAAGATTACGATGCTTACTTAGCAAGAGTAAATAGAGCAGTATTTTCTCCGTTTACGCAGAGATTAATAAGAGCAGCTACAGGTCTTGTATTAAGAAAACCAATATCTTTGATAGGTGATCCTTATTGGACAGAAATGTTTAAAGCAGATGTAGATGGTTGTGGCTCGGATTTAGATGAATACGCAAGAAGATTATTAATGTGTTCTCTTACTTATGGTCAAAGTCATATTCTTGTAGATTATCCAGCACCATCAGGAGCAGTTAGTTTAGCTGAAGAACGTTCACAAAATCGTAGACCTTATTGGATTGAAGTAGATCCAACAAACATTTACGGCTGGAGATTAGATAGAGAATCAAACTACGGCAACTTGATACAGGTGAGAATAGCTGAAAAGGCTGTGTTACCTGATGGAGATTTTGGAGAAAAAATATACGACCAGATGAGAGTTATAGAACCAGGCCGTTACCGTGTATTTAGAAAGAAAGATACTGTTGAAGATTTGTATGAAGACGATGGTGGAGGATATGCAGGAGATATGTCTAGTCCTGCTGGTGCAAAAGATTATGAATTAGCAGAGTCAGGTGAATTTTCTCTTGGTGAAATACCGTTAGTATCAATTTATTCTGGAAAAGTTGAAAATTTAGTAAGTAAACCACCTTTATTGGACATTGCATACTTAAATCTTGCACATTTTCAGAGACAAGCTGATTTAATTCATAGTTTGCACGTTGCATCTCAACCACTGCTGGTTATGGAAGGATATGATGATCAGACAAAAGATTTAGCTATATCTGTAAATTATGCGATGGCAACTCAACCTGGCAACAAAGTTTATTATGTAGAGCCAGCTTCCAGTGCTTTTGATGCTCAATCTGCTGAAATTAAGGAATTACAAATGCAAATGGCTACCTTGGGAATATCTACTTTGAGTCAGCAAAAATTTGTAGCTGAATCTGCTGATGCTAGAAGATTAGACAGAGTGGATACAAATTCTATGCTTGCAATGGTTTCTATGGAATTAGAACAAAAATTACAAAAAGCATTTAATTTATCTGCTGAATATGTCGGAATTGAACCTCCTGAAGTAAAAATTAGTAGAGATTTTGATATTGAAAGGCTAATTGGACAAGATATTACAGCTTTAACCTCATTATTTGACCAGCAAGTGATAGATAGAGAAGAATTTAGAGATATTCTTGTTCAAGGTGAAGTTTTACCTAATGCAAATGAGGCCAAACCCGAATAGTTTGTTACAATGATAGTTAAGTACATATAACTTATGGGCAAACATCTAGATTATGTTCAGCAATCTGATGGAACATATAAGTGGC